CTGCTCGTGGCTGCCGCCGAAATGGGACTGGGTCGATCCGCTGAAGGATGCCCGCGCCGAGATCGAGCAGATCGAAGCGGGGCTCAAGAGCCGCACCCAGGCGCTCGCGGAGCGCGGCTACGACGCCGACCAGGTCGACGCCGAGATCGCCGCCGACCGCGAGCGGGAGCGGAGCCTCGGGCTCGCGTTCACCGGCGCGCGGTCCGATCCGGTCCCTGCTGATCCGGAGCAGCCGGCAGCACCAGCCGCCGATTGAGGACTCCATGAGGTCACACCATCCTGCGCTAGCCCGGCTCTCGGGCCGGCCGCTGGCGATCGGGCCGCGCGCGCTCGACGGACTGCTCGCCACCGATCGGTCCATCGATGCGCGATCCGGGATCATGCCGATCCTCCGCGACCCCGATCCGGCGGCATCGCGCGGCTTCACCATGACCGACAGCGGCATCGCCGTGGTGCCGGTGCTCGGCCCGCTGGTGAGCCGGGGCGACTGGCTGACGGCGCTCTTCGGTGCGACCGACTACGGCGCGATCGGCAGCGCCGTCGCAGGAGCCTTCGCGGAACCGTCGGCCAACGCCGTGCTGCTCGAGCTGGACTCTCCCGGCGGCGAGGTCGGCGGGCTGTTCGATCTGGTCGACCGCCTCACCGCCTTGCGCGAGGAGGCGGGCAAGCCGCTCTGGGCGGTGGCGCACGAGGGCGCGCTGTCGGCCGGCTTCGCCATCGCGAGCGTCGCGGACCGGCTCTATGTGACCCGCACCGCGGAGGTCGGCTCGGTCGGCGTCGTCGCGATCCATGTCGACGAAAGCGCGGCCGACGCGATGGCCGGGCACAAGTGGACGCTCATCCACGCCGGCCAAAAGAAGGTCGACGGCAATCCCCACGAGCCGCTGTCGGCCGAAGCCCACGCCGACATCCAGGCGGATGTCGATGCGCTCCATGACGAGCTCGTCGCGCTCATTTCGCGCAACCGCAACATGAGCACGGACGCGGTCCGCGCCACGCAAGCCGCGATCTATCGCGGCCAGCGCGGGATCGACATCGGTTTCGCGGACCGCCTGGGCAACGTGGACCGGGCACTCGCCGACCTCGACGCGACGCTGGATCGGCCTGTCCGAAGCCGCTCCCCGGGTCGGAGCCCGGGGATCGCCTCGGCGAAGATCGGCGTCACGCCGCGCACCTCCGCCACTCAACCTTCAAGGAGAATACCTGCCATGACCACCGAAACCGACACCGAAGCGCCTACCGAGGATGTCGCCAACATCGAAACGGGTGCGCCCGCCCCCAATCCTCCCGATCCCGAGCTGGACGACGGCCAGGCACCGGACGCTGCACCGGCGGCTCCCGTCTCCGCACCGGCTTCCCCCGAAGCGCCGGCCGACGCTGCAGCCGAGCGGCTCCGGGCCGAGTACGCCGAGATCGCCGCCATCGCGGCGCAGGCGGGTCGGCTAGGGCTGACCATCGATGCGGCGGACGCCATGGCCAAGAGGATCAGCCCGGAGGCACTGCGTCGCTCGGTGCTCGACGCGCTGAGCCAGCGCGCCGAGGCCACCGCCGTCGTTGCCGCGGCGCCGCAGTCGCCCACCGCTGGTGACAGCCCCATCGTGCGCCGCGCTCGCGAGCGCGCCGCATCCGCCAACCGCAACACATGAGGAGGTGACCCATGCCTGTGCTGACCATGCCGCCCACGCTGGGCGATCTTCTCAAGTACGAGCTCAACGCGAGCTACTGCCGCGAGGCTGTGACCCTCAAGGCTGGCACGAACTACGCGCTCGGATCCGTCCTCGGCCGGATCACCGCGTCGGGCAAGTACCGCCTGTCGCCGGACGCCGAGGTCGTCGGAGACGAGGGTGCGGAGGTCGCAACGGCCGTCCTGATCGAGGCGGTCGACGCGACGGCCGGCGACAGGACTGGCCTCGTGGTTGCCCGCGGCCCGGCGATCGTCTCCAAGGCGGCGCTCGTCTTCGACGCCTCCGTCGATGACGCGGCCAAGACGGCCGTCAAGCACGCCGAGCTGAGCTCTGCCGGCATCGTGCCGCGCGACACCGCCTGATCCCACGCCCTTTAGGCCCGATCCGTCACCGGCTCCGAGGCATACGCTTCGGGGCCTTTTTCATGCCCGTTCCAGCCCAAGGAGACCCGACATCATGGTCGCCATGATCAATCCCTTCGACGCCGGCGGCTACTCGCTCGCCGAGATGACCCAGGCCATCAACATCCTGCCCAATGTCTACACCCGGCTCGGGCAGATGGGCCTGTTCCGCTTCGAGGGCGTGACCCAGCGTTCCGTCGTCATCGAGCAGGCGGAAGGCGTGCTGAACCTCCTGCCGACCGTGCCGCTCGGCGGTCCCGCCACCGTCGCCAATCGCGACACACGCACCATGCGCTCCTTCACCGTGCCGTGGATCCCCCACGACGACGTGATCACGCCGCAGGACATTCAGGGCGTGCGCGGCTTCGGCGTGGCCGACGCCGCCGATCCGCTCGCCACCGTCATGGAGCGCAAACTCACCCGCATGCGGGTCAAGCACGCCCAGACGCGCGAGTACATGGAGGTCAACGCGCTGCGCGGCATCGTCAAGGATGGCGCCGGCACCACGCTCTACAATTACTTCACCGAGTTCGGGCTCACGCAGCTTGAGACGGACTTCGTACTCGGCACCGCCGGCACCCAGGTCCAGGGCAAGGTGCGCGACGTGCTGCGCAAGGTCGAGACCGAGCTCAAGGGCGAGACCATGACCGGTGTGCTGGCGCTCGTCAGTCCTGAGTTCTTCGACAAGCTGATCGGCCACGCCAAGGTCGAGGAGGCCTACAAGTACTATTCCTCGACCGGGGCGCAGCCGCTGCGCGAGGACACCCGCCGCCGCTTTCCCTTCGCCGGCATCCTGTTCGAGGAGTACAACGCCACCGTCACGCTCTCGACCGGCGCGACGGAAACCCTGATCCCCTCCGGCGAAGGCATCGCGTTCCCGCTCGGCACGCTCGATACCTTCGTCACCCATGGCGCGCCGGCCAACCTGATTGAGACGGTCAACACAGTGGGCCTGCCGATCTACGCGCGGCAGATCGCGCGACCCGATGGCAGCGCCATCGAGGTCAAGACCGAGGCCTCGATCCTGCCGATCAACAAGCGTCCGCGTCTCGCCGTGCGCATCTTCTCCAGCAACTGATCCCGCTTCGCCAAGGCTATGCAGGACAGGCCATGAGTGTCTTCACGGAGGCGATCGACGCGCTCTTTGCCGACCCCAACCTCGCGCGGGATGCCGTCTGGCGGGCGGGCGGCACGAGCGCGCCGGTGACGGTGCGGATCGTTCTGCGCCAGCCGGACCGCATCGGAGGCTTCGGTGAGACGCGCTTGCTCGCCGCCACTACCGTGATCGAGGTGCGCACGGTCGAGGCGCCGGAGCTCGCAGAGGGCGATGTCTTCGAGATCGACGGCGAGGCCTTCGTGGTGCAGGGCGAGCCGGTGCGCGACAGCGAGCGTCTCGTCTGGACGGCGGAGCTGAGGCAAGCATGAAGCTATCGGCTGAGATCATCGGCGACCTCGGCCGCATCATGGCGGAGGAGATCAAGGCCGCCGAACGAGCCGCGACCACGGGTGTCCGCGAGGCGGCTGACGGGCTCAAGAACGAGCTGAGGGCGCAGGTCACGAGCGCCGGGCTCGGGCCGCGCCTTGCCCGGACGTGGCGCGCCGAGACCTTCCCCAAGGGCCAGAACAGCATCCGCGCCGCGGGGCTCGTCTGGTCGAAGGCGCCTGGCATCATCCGCATCTACGAGGACGGCGCCACCATCCGCTCGACCAGAGGCTTCTTTCTGGCGATCCCGACCGAGGCGGCCGGACGCCATGGCGATGGCGGACGCAAGATCACGCCGGGCGGCTGGGAGCGGCGGACAGGCCAGCGCCTGCACTTCGTCTATCGGCGGCACGCGCCGTCGCTGCTCGTGGCCGACGACATGCGCGTGCGCACCGGCAAACGCGGCGGCTTCGCGCGTGCGAGCGCCGCAGCCCTGCGCAGCGGGCGCGGGCTGGTGACCGTGCCGATCTTCATCCTGGTGCCGCAGGTGACGTTCAGGAAGCGCCTCGACGTCGCAGGCGCCGCGCTCCGCTGGCAGGAGCGCCTGCCGGGTCTCGTCGTCCGCAGCTGGTTCTCCGGCGATGGAGGGAGCCGCTGATGTCCCGTCGTGAAGACATTCTGGCGGCGCTCGTTGCGACGCTCGAAAGTGCTCTGACCGCGAAGGTCCGCCGCAACGAGGTCCTGCCCGAGAAGGCGCCGGCCGAAGGGCTCATTATCCTGCGCGACGGCGACCCCGGTGAGCCGGACGTGACGCTCAACCCGCGCACCGAGTTTTACGCCCACCGGGTCGAGATCGAAGCCTACGTGCCGAGCGATCCGCTGGGCGGTGGCGAGGCGGCGCTCGATGCGCTGCTTGGGCAGATCGGTGCAGCGCTCAAGATCGATCCCTCGCTCGGCGGTCTCGCCGAGAACCTGACGCCGTCCGCGCCCGAAACCGGTGCGCTCGCCATCGAGGGTGCTGCGCCGATGCTCACCGCCCGGCTCGTGGTCACGGTCGAGTATCTGGTGAGCGATCCGCTCAGCCACTGACGCTTCCAGCTCAAGGAGTTCCTCATGCCCAAGGTGCGCGCTTACGGCGCGGACGCCACGCTGAAGGCTTGCCGCGAGGCTGCCTACGGTGTGGCGCCGCTCTCCGACTACCGGAGCCTCGACTTCAAGTCGACCGACCTCTCCTCCGCCCAGCCGCTCGGCGACGACCCGCTCCTGGGGCGCGGCCGCAATGCGCAGGATCCCTATCGCGGGCTCATCACCGACGAGGGGCAGATCGAGATCCCCTTCGACCTCCGAGGGACCGGCTTCTGGCTCACTGGCCTGTTCGGCGACCCGGTGACGACGGCGGTCAAGGCGGGCGGCTCGATCGCCTTTGCCGCGAACCCGTCTCCTGGCGACACCATCACGCTGAACGGCACGGTGTGGACCTTCGTCTCTGGCACCGCTTCGGGCGACGAGACGGAGATCCAGGGGACGGTGACGCAGACTGTCGATCAGCTGGTTGCCGACCTCAACGCCTCGGCCGATGCGGAGGTGTCGAAGTGCACCTACTCCCGGCCAACTGGCACCCAGACGCTGGCGATCGAGTTCGACACCGCGGGCCCGTCGGGCAACGCCTTCACCATCGCAGCGTCGGCGGCGACCGTCTCCGGGCCGACGCTGACAGGGGGCGGCCATGCCCATGTCTGGGAGAGCGGCGCGGACGACATCCCGAGCTACACGATTGAGATCGGTCACCCGAAGCTGGTGACCCCTGTCTTCTTCCGTCACCTCGGCACGGTGATGGAGAGCCTCAACTTCGAGATGGGCCAGGAAGGCCCGGCGAACGCCCGCCTCCAGCTCGTGGCGCAAGGCGAAGAGAAATTCGCCGCCACGATCGACGCGAACCCGGATGCCTACTCGCTGCGCCGCTTCAGCCAGGGGCGCGGATTCATCCGCCGCGGCGGCTCCGCGCTTGCCGGCGTCACCGGCGGCAGCCTCACCTTCTCCAACAATCTAGAGCGGGTGCGGGTGATCCGCGAGGACGGCAAGATCGAGGCGGCCGATCCGACCTTCGCGTCCGCCGAGGGCTCGATGTCGGTGCGCTTCGACGGCGCGACGCTCGTCGCCGAGGCCACCGACGGCGATCCGGTTGCCCTCGAATACGGCTTCACCTTCCCGGAGGGCTACGTGCTCCGCTTCGAGCTGCCTCGGGTCTTCCTGCCCAAGCCAAAGTACGCCGTCTCCGGCCCCGGCGGGGTCGAGGCGAGCTTCGACTGGCGCGCCGCCTTCGACGACACCGAAGGCACCATGCTTCGCGCGCATCTCCTGAACGACGTCACCAGCTACGTCTGATTTTTCCCTGTCGGACCTTCGGCCCTCCACGCCTCTTGTAAGGACTCTCTCCATGATCCGTCTCGACCTTTCCCGCGAGCCGCGCTGGCTCGATCTTGGCCATGGCGTCCGCCTGCGCGTCGGGCCGCTCACCACCGCGCTCATGGCCGCCGCGCGCAGCGATCCGGCGGTCACCAGCCTCCCCGAAGGGGCGTCGAACGAGACCATCGCCGTCGCCATGGCCAAGGCGCTGGCGCGGCTCGTGGTCGAGGACTGGGAGGGCGTCGGCGATGCCGACGGCAACCCCGTGCCGGTCTCGCCGGAGGGGATCGATGCGCTGCTCGACATACTGCCGCTCTTCGAGGCCTTCCAGCTGCGCTACGTCTCGAAGGGCCTGCTCCTGGAAGCGGAAAAAAACGGCTCCGCGCCCTCGCCGAGTGGCACTTCAGCGGGGGCGACCGGTACTGCCGATCCTGCCGTGGCACTTGCGGCGAGTGCCCAGCCGTCCTGAACCGGCCCGTCACGATCGAAAGCTGGCAGGTCTGGGACCTCGCCTTGCGCCTCACCGGCCAGCTGCGGGTCATTCCGGGCGCGGTGTTGGGCTTCGACATGACCGCCGCGCTCGCGATGGCCGAAGCGCTGGGATTGGACCTGCTCGTCTGCGCCGAGCTTCTCCCGGAGATCGAGGGAATGATGGTGCGCGGGCTGAACACACAAATACGGGCTGAACAGCAAGAGGCGGGGAGCGCGTGAGCGCGACAGGGAACGATAATGGCTGAGAAGCGCGTCTCCGTGCGCCTGGCCGTCGTCGGCGGCCGTGAGGTGCGCGCCGAGCTGCAAGGGATTGGCGAGACGGGCGAGGGAGCCATGCGGCGTCTCTCGCGCGAGATGGATGCCGCCAACAGCCGCGTCGCCGCCTTCTATCGCCGGCTGCAGATCGCCGCTGCCGCAGCCGCGGCCGCATTCGCCGCCGCCGCCGCGGCGATGATCCGCTCGGGCCTTCAGGTCATCGACAGCCAGGCCAAGCTCGCCGCTTCGCTCGGCACCACGGTCGAGAGCATCCAGGTTTTGGAGCGCGCCGGCGATCTCGCAGGCGTCTCCATGGGCGAGATCGAGCAGGCGACGATCCAGCTGACCCGGCGTCTCAGCCAGGCGGCGGCAGGAACCGGCCCGGCGGTCGAGGCGCTGCAGCGCCTGCGCCTCACGGCCGAGGAGCTGCAGCGGCTTCCCCTCGATCAGCGCATCGCGGCGATCCAGGACGCTCTGGCGCGTTACGTGCCTGAAGCCGAGCGCGCGGCGGTTGCCTCGAAGCTCTTCGGCGATCGTGCCGCGCTCACCTTCTCGCGCATCGACACGGCGACGCTCCGGACGGCGACGCAGGACGTCCGGGACTTCGGGGTGGTGGTTTCGCAAGCCGACGCGGCCCAGATCGAGCGCACCAATGACGCGCTGTCGCGGCTCGGTCTCATCTGGCGCGGCATTTCCAACCAGCTGGCCGTCGCGGCAGCGCCGGCGCTCGAAGCCGTCGCCGACGCGCTCGCCGCCATGGCCCGCACGACCGGCCCGCTCGGCCGGGCGATCCAGCTGCTCTTCGAGAACATCGGCCGGCTTGCTTCGATCGCCGCCGCCTTCGTCGGGCTGATGGCCGGGCGCTTCGTCGCCAGCATGGTGGTGGCGGCCGTCTCGGTCCGTGGTCTCGCCACTGCGCTCGTCTTCCTGCGCGGGGCAATCATCCGCACCGGGATCGGCGCGCTGGTCGTGGCGGCGGGCGAGCTGATCTATCAGTTCGGGCGGCTCGTGCAGGCGACCGGCGGCTTCGGTGCGGCACTGAACCTCCTCGGCGATGTCGCGCGCGAGGTCTGGGATCGCATCGGTCTGCTCGCCGAGGTCCTGAAGAACCGGATCGCCGCCGCCTGGCTCGGCATTCAGGCAAGCGTGGCGGACGCCTTGCAGGGCGCGTTCGAGGCCGTGGTCGGCTTCGGCAATCGGGCCGTCAACACCTTCCAGGGTGCCTTCAACGCCATGGTGGCGATCTGGAGCCGCCTGCCGGCAGCGATCGGCGACTTTGCCGTCCGGGCGGCCAATGCGCTGATCGCCGCCGTCGAGTGGATGCTGAACGGCGCCACGCGCGGCATCAACGGCCTGGTGCAAGGGATCAGCACCGCGCTTTCGGCCATCGGCATCGAGACTGAGATCAGGCTCGTTCCGAACATCAATCTGGGTCGGATCGAGAACCAGTTCGCAGGCGCGGCCGAGCGCGCGGGGGCAGCGGCACGCGATGCCTTTGCCGCCGCCTTCGAGACGAACGCCTTTCGCGTTCCCGATCTGGGTCTACCTGAGTTCGCGGACGAGGCGCGCCGCGCTGCCGACAATGCCCACGCCACAGCGGATGCGATGAGTGAGCTGGCTGGGGCGCCGCTCGCCTCCGTCGCCGCCCTTCGCGAAGCGATGACGGGCGCCACGGCCGAGATCGATAACGCCGCGACCGCCACCGAACGCTTGGACACGGCCTTCGACGCGATCAGCGGGGCTGGCGAGGACGCCGGAGGCGCTACCCGCGGCGCGGGATCTGCCGGCCGGGCCGCCGCGGCCAGCCGGGAGGCAGGCAAGGAGATCAAGGATGCAGCGGAGCAGGCGGCGACCGGCTGGGCTGCAGTCCGCGACGAGCTCGCGCGCTACGCCAGCGAGGCGATGGAGTGGGGCAAGGGCCTCGGCAACGCGCTGGTCGGCGCGTTCCGCAGCGCCGAGGACGCCATCGCCAAGTTCGTCACCACCGGCAAGCTCGACTTCAAGGCGCTCGCCGACAGCATCCTCGCCGACATCACGCGGATCGCCGTTCGCTCGGCGATCCTCGGACCGCTTGCGAATGCGCTCGCCGGCGGAGGGGGACTCTTCGGCGGCCTGTTCGGCGGTGGCGGCGGCATCCTGTCGGGCATCTTCCATGCCGGCGGGATGGTCGGGGCTCCCGCACCCCAGCGCCTCGTGCCGGCCTATGCCTTCGCCGGGGCTCCCCGCATGCACCGGGGCGGCATGGCGGCGCTGCGACCGGACGAGGTGCCGGCCATCCTGCAGCGCGGCGAGATGGTCCTCTCCCGTGCCCAGCTCGCCGCCATGGGCTCGGCCCGCGACACGCGGCCACCCGTCAGCGTGGTGATGAACATCGCGACTCCGGACGCGAACAGCTTCCGCTACGCGCAAGGGCAGATCGCTGCCGACGCCGCCCGCGCGATCGAGCGGGCGCGGCGCAATCTCTGACGCAGATCGATCATGACCGGCTTCCACGAGGTGCAGTTCCCGCCCGACATCTCCTATGGCGCGTCGGGCGGCCCGGGCTACTCGACCACGGTGGTGACGACGGTCTCCGGCCACGAGCGGCGCAACGCCAATTGGGCGCAGGCGCGCGGGCGCTGGAACGTCGCACACGGCCTCAAGAAGCGCGAGCAGGTGGCCGAGCTCATCGCCTTCTTCCGGGCGCGCAAGGGCCGCGCCTACGGCTTCCGCTTCAAGGACTGGACCGACTACCAGGCCTTCGCGCAGGTCCTCGGCGTTGGTGACGGCGCGACCAAGACCTTCCAGCTGGTCAAGCACTACGTGAGCGGCGGCGAGATCGAGACGCGCGTCATCGCCAAGCCCGTCGCCGGCACGGTGAAGGTCTATCGCGACGGCGTCGAGGCGACCTCGGGTTGGAGCGTGAACACGGCGACCGGCCTCGTCACCTTCACCACCGCGCCGGCCTCCGGCGTGCAGGTCACCGCAGACTTCGAGTTCGACGTGCCCGCGCGCTTCGACAGCGACCAGATGGACATCACCATCGAGACCTACCAGCTCGGCAGCTGGGGGCAAATCATCATCCTCGAGGTCCGGCCATGAAGTCGGTCTCCGCGGCACTCGCGGCCCATCTCGCCGGGCCGGTCACGACGCTCGCCACCTGTTGGCGGATCACTCGGGTCGACGGCCAGGAGTTCTTCTTCACCGATCATGACCGCGACGTCGCTTTCGAGGGCCAAGTCTACAAGGCGCGCTCCGGCTACTCGCGCACGGCGATCGCCAATGATGCCAGCCTCGGCGTCGACAATCTCGACGTCGAGGGCGTGTTCGATTCCGAGGCGATCACCGAGGAGGAGCTGCGCGCCGGGCTCTTCGACCAGGCCGAGGTGCGCATCTTCCTCGTCAACTGGGCCGACCCGTCGATGGGTGCGCTTCGCATGCGCCGCGGCTGGTTCGGCGAGGTGGTGCTGACCGAGCAGGGCGTCTTCCGTACAGAGCTGCGCGGGCTCAGCCAAGCGCTCTCCCAGCGCATCGGCGAGCTCTACAGCCCGGAATGCCGGGCCGATCTCGGCGACCATCGCTGCAAGGTGCCGATCCATCCGCCGGTGGTCGCCCGCGAGACCGCCTATGCGCTGGGCGAGCATGTGCGCGTCGCAACCGGGTCGGGCGGCGGGTCGGAGGTCTACGAGAACCGCATCTATGCTTGCGTCGTCGCCGGCACGACCGCCGCGGTCGAGCCCGCCTACGACACGACTGTCGGCCAGCAGACCGCGGACGGCAGCGCCGTGTTCGAGGCGATGGAGGCGTCGAGCCGCGCCGGGGTCGTCATAAGTGTCGTCGACCGCGCCATCTTCACCGCCGCGATCGACGAGCCGCGTGCGGTCGACGGCTGGTTCGCCGGCGGCGTGCTCACCTGGGAGAGCGGCGCCAACGCCGGCCGCTCGATCGAGGTCAAGACCTGGACGCAGGCGACGGGCCAGATCGAGCTCTTCCTGCCCATGGGCTACGCGATCGAGACCGGCGATCTCTTCCGCATCCACCCGGGCTGCGACAAGCGCCTCGACACCTGCATCGATCGCTTCGCCAACGTCCTCAACTTCCGCGGCGAGCCCTACGTGCCGGGGCAGGACGCCATGATGAGCTACCCCGATGCCCGCTGAGACCGTCACGCCCGAGCGCATCGTTGCGGAGGCACGGACCTGGCTCGGCGTGCCCTGGCGGCACCAGGGACGGAGCCGCGCCGGCATCGACTGCGTCGGGCTCGTGGTGCAGGTCGCGCGCGCCCTCGATCTCTCGGACTACGATCACACCGCCTATGGTCGCCGCGCCCAGGGCTTGGGGCTAGTCGAGCATTTCCGTGCCAATATGGATGGCGTCGCCATCCCTGACGCCCAGCCGGGCGACATTCTCGTCTTCGCCGACCAGGCCTATCCCTGTCACTGCGGCTTTCTCTCCGAGCGGCTGGGGCATGCGCATCTCATCCATGCCCATGGGCTCCGCCGCAAGGTGATCGAGGAGCCCTACGCCGGCGAGTGGCTCGCCAAGATCAAGTTCGCCTTCCGCTTCCGCAAGCCCGTCATCTGATCCATGGCCATTCTCGTTGCAGTGGGTGGGGCCGCGCTCGGCTCTGCCATCGGTGTCGGCTGGCAGGCCGGCTGGCTGGTGGGCTCGGTCGTCGGCAGCCTGCTCTTTCCGGCCAAGGGCCAGAACGTCACCACCGAGGGCCCGCGGCTCGGCGATCTCACCGTGTCGTCCTCCGCCTATGGGGCGTCCATCCCCATCGGCTACGGCACGCTGCGCATGGCCGGCAACATGATCTGGTCGTCCGGGATCCGCGAGCAGCAGAACGTGACCCGTACCCGCTCCGGCGGTAAGGGCGGCGGGCGCAGCACCCAGACCTCGATCACCTACTCCTACTTTGCGTCCTTCGCGCTGAGCTTCGGCGAGGGGCCGGCCGAGGACGTGCTCCGCATCTGGGCCGACGGCAAGCTGATCTACGACAAGACCGGGTCAAGCCCGGACGTCGCCAAGCCGAACCTGCGCTTCCGCTTCTATCCGGGCAACGAGACCCAGCTGCACGACCCCCTGATCGAGGCCCATGTGGGCGCCGGGCGCGCGCCGGCGCATCGCGGGCTCTGCGTGATCGTGTTCGAGGATCTGGCGCTCGCCGACTATGGCAACCGCATCCCCAACATCACCGCCGAGATCACCTATCGGCGCGCCGCCGAGCAGCCCCATCAGCTCATCGACTTCATCACGGAGGCCGAGGGTGGCTACTTCGGCTCCTACCAGATCAGCGATCTCGCGATCGATTGGCGCCGCGGCTACGGCTACTTCCTGCGCAGCAACATCGACCCGGCCGCCGCCGGCATCCGCCGCTTCAGCCTTCGCACCATGAAGGAGGACCGGCAGGCGCGGATGTCGGACGTGACCAGCGTCACGCCGAACAACTTCCCGAGCACGTTGTTCTGCGGTGAGGACGGCCATCTCTACCTGACAGTCGGCTCGGGCAACTCGCGCCCGATCATCCGGGTCGAGCCGAATGCGCTCAAGGAGGTGGGGCGTTTCGGGTTCACCAGCACCGGCCTTTCCAATACGACCACCCGGTTCGTGACGACGACCTGGATGGGCATGGTCTCGGCCTATGGTCCTTCGGGCCGCGGCGACTTCGTGCTGACCGGTTCGCTCTTCGACGACATTGGCCTGCTGCGCGCCGACACCATGGGTTACGTCTGGGGCGCGGGCCAGACTGTGACGGAATCCCGTGTGCGGGGCGCAATCGGCGGCGCCGTCGGCGAAGGGTTCGGCGATGGTTGGATCCTGGCGAGCGCGACATCGAGCAGTCTGAACCACACCAGCCTCGGGCTCTATCGCATCCGGGTTTCGGCGCTCGCACAGTATGACGGCCTGACCGGCCAGTCGCTCGGTGTCACCTTCGAGAAGGTGGCGAGCTTCACGCCTGCGCAGATCGAGCCTGGAGCGACGGGGTTCTACAGCGATGCCGGAGGTCTGACCTATGACACCACCGACGACAGCGTGATCTTCCAGATCCGCATGTCGAATGGCGGCTCGGCCGGAACGATCTACACGATCAAGTGGCGGGCGGACACCGGCATCGTCTGGAAGACTCCAGTCCCGCACAAGATCAATTACGAAGGCCCATTCTTCGGCCAGGGCCGGTTGCGCGGCCAGCGCTGGACCTTGATGCGCTCGACGCGCGTCGTCCAGCTCGACACCGCGACCGGCGCCATCGTGCTGAACGAGATCTGGCCGGGTGCGGTGAGCGAGCAGGGCGCCCAGGTCTATGATGCGGTGACCGACACCCATCTCGTGCGTGGCACCAACGGCTGGGCGCGGCTCTTCCTCAACCGCGGCGGCGGCGAGGGTGAGGCGCTGTCGGCCATCGTCGCCGATCTCTGCGGACGGGCGGGGCTGGGGCTCGCCGACATCGATGTCGCCGAGCTCACCCCGTCCGTGCCCGGCTATGTGATCGGCCGGCAAACCACCGTGCGCGGCGCCATCGAGCCGCTGGCGCAGGCCTACTTCTTCGACGCCGCCGAGAGCGACGACACCTTGCGCTTTCGCACCCGCGGGCGGGCGCCGGCTGCGACCATCGG